AGCAAAATTATCTACCATTGCTAAGCCAAAGCTCTTAGCTGACTCTTTCAGATCATCAATTTTCTCTTTTGTAGCTAGTAAGGCATCACCATAAGTTGTATCAATGACCTCTGCTTCCTCCTCAATCTCATCAACATCCATATCAATAAGAGTAACAGGCGCATCTCCCCCAACAGATGTTGTTCCTCCTCCTGTACCAACACCTATAGCGCTACCCATACCAAACAGAGCATCTTTTGCCTTTGTTGCTGCATTGCTTACAGCATCACCAAAAGAGCCAAACTCTGTAGCTACTTCAGGCACATCTGCCTTTAATTCTTCTAAGTAACCCGATACAGCTTTAAATGGATTAGTTACACCCTCTCGGCCTAACTTTTCCATTAATAAATTATAGCCATCTATAATAAATGAGAAAGGATTGTTTTCTATAAAGAATTGTAAGAAGTTAATAACTGCATTTTGTAATTTAGCAAATACAACAGAGCCAACCTCTTTAAATGCTTGCATGTTATCAGCTACATATATAGCAGCTGCTGCCAATGCAGCTAGACCAGCAATAACTAATCCCAATGGACTCATGAAAAAGCCTACAACAGAAACTAATGCACTAAATATTGTCAGCATTGGCCCGAGAGCAGCTAAAACGCCCCCCAGTGTAACAATAGCTATTTTTAGACCACTATCTAAGTTATTCCATGCTGTGATCATGCTATCAACACCAGCCACTAATTGATTTAATACAGGTATAAGCATTTCGCCTATCTTCTCCATTAAATCACCAAATCTGTTTGAAAGTTGTTTTAAACCACCAGCGCCAGCTTTAGCTGCTGCTTGGGCTTGCCCCTCAAATTGTTTTGCTACTACATCAACAGCCTCACCAGCCATTAACTGCTCTTTAGTTAAATTTTTAAGAGCTGGTATGCTTTCGCCTAATTCACCTGTAAGCCCCCCAAAAGTTTTAGCTAAGTTTTTAACACCAAACTCTAAAGTTTGACCTGTACCACTAGCTAAATCCATAGACGCAGCTATAACCTTGTTAATCTCAGTCTCAGTTAAACCTAGTGAAGCAAGGTATGCTTGTTGTGCAATTATCTCCTCATCTCCAAAAGTAGATACATTTTGAAAAGCTGTCGCTGATTTGGTTAAATTATCAAAGGCTTTTTTATTACCTTTTAAGGCAGTCATTAACTTAGCCTCTGCTTTGGCTTGAGTATCAAATGCCTTAATAGATGCAGCTGCAAAGGCTGTAAGAGGAGCTGTAAGGCTCATGCTCATAGTTTTACCAGCTTTTTGGATGTTTTTACCCATCTTCTTAAAGCTAGTAGATGCTTTGCGCATCTTACTTGTAAACTCGCCTATATCAGCGCCTAATTTTACAGTTGCCTTTTTTAATCCCATTTATATAATCTTTTTAGGCTCTTTGTTCCTATATCTTTTTAATACTTCCTGTATCTCCTCTTGACTAGCTATTCTTTTCTTAACTTTCTTTTTCTCATCCCAATCAAAAGGCATTAACTCTGTAGGCTTCATCTTTTTCTTTAGATGTGGTGATAAGCATGAATGCACTATCATTCTAGTTTGCTCCCAATGATTTTGCATTATCATCTCCTCCCTTTGACTATAGCCAATCATTTTATTACTAAAAGAGCGAGGTGTTAAATCATACAGCTCATCAATGGTCATGCTTAGCATTCCTAATCCTTGTTGTTCTAGCTTATCCCAAGTGAAATCATCATCATCATCTAACCCCTCACTCTGTACTACTTTCCCTTTTTTTGGGGCTGGTCTATTTTAAAGGCCTCGAATATCTCATTTACTTTTGAGAAATCTTCGTTATCTAACCAATTCTCAATATCTCTAACCTTGTACTTGAATTCTTCGCCATTCTTTTTAGCTCCGTATTTTAAGCCATAATAGGCTATAATACCTATATGGTCTATCTCAGTACCTAGCTGATCAATCTCATTTAGCTTTAATTTACATTCATTGCAAATTTCTTTTAAAGCTAAATAGCTAAATCTAATTGGCCTCTTTTGGCCTCCTATTTCAACCTTTTCCATTTTATGTATTTAGTGTATTTATACCCGTACCTGTAAATGTAGCTGAGCAAGTTAAATTGTCTTCAACACCAGCATCATAATTAACAGATGTTACAAGAGCATTTCCTTGATAATGTGTTATTGTTTTAGGATCTTGATAATCTGTTACACTTTTGTTTTGTTCAAATTGCCAAGATGATATATATATACTTGGTGATCCAGCTTGAGAATTATATACACCAGGATAAATTCTAAACTCTACAGCATCCTCACCTGAATCAACATTAATAGGATTTTTAAATTCTACTGCTATTCTTGTATATGTAGAGCCACTTAATCCTGTTATTTTGTAATATTCTGAGCCTAAAGTTTCTAAACTTCCATCTCCACTTATTACTCTAGCAGTATAATCATCTCTATCTACATTAGTTATTTGAATTGTTGCAATATTTATTGAACCTGTTTTTACATAAAAAGACCAAGTAAGTTTTTTATCCTCTAATCTACTAGCTGAAAGATTACATTGCAACCTAGAATTAGATGTAGCACTTGCCGTAATAAATGATGCAGTACTACCTCCAAAGGGATCGCCTGTTCCTGTTGTTTCAGATGCAGAAGTAAGAGTAAACCCATCTTGACCAGCAGCGACTGTATTATTAGTTAATATATTTCTAATTCTATCAGAGAATGCCACATTAACCTCATCTCTTTCACTTAGCTCATGAAAAAAATCAGTACCATCTAAAGGATGATCAGGATTAACAGTTTGTAATAACTCAGTTGATATTTCAAATGATTTAAGGCCAGCTATTGATTCTGAATAACCCTCTGAATCCTTTGTTGTTACATCTCTTAAATCTACACTAGAGCTAAAAGATGCCTGTGTACTAAATGCTACAGGATCAAATACAGCTGATGAGCCAGGTGTGCGTATTTCTATGATAATAGCATCTTCTTCTAATGTTCCTGTTCCATTAATTATCTCTAATGTAGGAACTAAACCTGTTGCACCATTTGTTAAATCTCTATATGTGTAATCTCCCGACGTTTGTTCTGATCCTGTTGTGTACCCGTATGAACTTACTAATTTATCTTTTATTTTAGTTAAAGCTCCTGAGCCTGTATTTGTTGATATTGATGCAGTTGCAACATTATCACTAACTTCTCCACTTGCATTAGTAACATTATTTATTCTAAGAGTACCTGTGCTTATTAATGGAGTACTAGTCTTTACAGATATTCTAGTTACTTGCATAACAGCTCCACTTGTCTTAGCATATACCAATAAATCCGATGCGTTTGTAATTGCCATAATAATTGGATTTATAAGTTAGTATTAAGGATTCTGTGTAAGTGTGCCTGTTCCTGTTAAAGAGATTGAGTAAGTTGCGTTTTCTTCTACTCCAGCATCTAATGAGAATGATGTGATTATTGCATCTCCTCTATATAACATACCTGATAATCCGAAATCACATGATACAGCTGCGCCAGCTATCATAGTTGTAAATAATTCCTCAGAATCTGCTTTACCTGATACCCCAGCTATTTCAACGAATCCCTCGCCTGATAATTCCCATGATTTAAGGCCACCTAGATTAGCTTGCCACCCTCCTGAGCTTTTAGTTGTAGAATCTCGAAGATCCATGCTTACTGATAATGATGCTGATGTACAATGAGCTATCTCTTGTTTTGAGCCTCCTGATGTAACACTTAGCACTACATTTGTTGCGTTTTGAATTGCCATTTTTACTTGTTTTTGTGTTTACTAATTTAATCAATTATTCTTAATCTATATGTACTTTCAATGTAGTAAAATTTGTTTTCTCCATCGAAATCTGTTGTCTGCGAGTCTAATACACAACTTTGTATTTTTATTGTGTTATATGTACCCTCAGATATTTTATCTAACAAATGTTGCACTCTTACAGCTAAGCTAATTGCATCAGCATACTTAGGCATAAAAGATTCTATTTGTAGTGTTACTTTTGTAAGGCCTGGCTTATCTGCTGTCTTTGTATATTCATTGTCAACAGCTAACACATCGTAATAAACTCCCTTTTTAGGGCTTGATGTATAAATAGCGCTAGGCTGTATATTACCAGCTCCTCCTATTAATGTTGTTAATGTGGAATCACCTGATAATATATTAAATATTGCTTTTCCTGTTTCTAAGCCTATTGCTGCCATTACTTCAAAAATTTCATTGCTGCCTTAAATATTTCTTCCTCTAACATGCTCTCAGCTTCTCCAGCTTTAGATTCAAAGGCTTTCTGTGCGTATCTCACACCATCAAAATTAACATTATACCCTGTATCATTACCAAACTCCACCCAATGGCCCACATAACCCTTATTTCCCCATTTTCTCTTAACTCTAGGCCCTACATATATACTAGGAAATTTTTTACTTCTACCTGTAATCTTACCAATAGACTTCTTTAAATCACCACTATTACGCTCATATTTAGCATTTGAGTAATCTCTACCACTAGGCTCAATATTAGCCCTCATAGCCTTTACTAATGGTGTTGCTGCTTTACGCATACCACTTAATAAAACCTTTTTTGTAAGGCTTTTACTAGCTTTAAATAGCGCCCTGTTTATTCTCTCTGCGCCCTCTATTTTAGCAAATGGCTTCACTCCTTTGTCTGTGCTATTATTTCAATATATGCTTTATTTCCTTGCCCTTTATATGATACGCCTTGTATATCAAACTCATCACTATCATAGGTGATTGTATCTTTAGCGCTTACATTCTTTACTACATTATCATATCTTATAGTAAATACTGCCTGTCTTACGCTTGATAATATGCCACCACTTAACTTTTCTTTAGCTTGTACCCATTTAATAGCTGCGTATTTATATACATTAGTATCAGCTGCTGTAAAGCCTCCGTAAGTAGTTTCTTGTGTAAATGTCTTTAAATTTACCTGTATTTTATATCTAAATAAACCAGCATCCATCTATTCCCACATATAATTTTTGTACTGATTTATAATTCTTTGGTAACCTATTGGCAGCTCCTTAGGGCTTCCAAATGTTACAGCTGTTCTATTATCATAGAAATGGCCGAGTAATAAATACATTGCCATTTTTAAAGTCTTTGTTTCATCACCATTCTCAGGCTCAACACTATATTTTATTTCAATGGCATCTAATCTATCTTTTAAAGTAAATGTGTTTATTAGCTCTACCTTTGGCATGCCCATATAATTAATCCATCTGTAATCTGTATCTTCTACTAATGTAGTAAGCACATTGCTACTATTATAATATTTTACATGCTTTGTGCTGCCTAATTTACCTGAGTACCTTAACTCAAATACACCATAATCAGCCCACTTTTCAAAGTATTCTGTAACATCTAAATCTACAACAGCTGTATTAGTATCTTTAACTACTTGCATACGAGCTATCTTAATTAAATCTGTTATATAAGCATTATCATCAGTATGATCAACACGCAAGTAAGCCCTAGCTTCATCTAAGGTAATAACCTCTGTGCCTGAGTAATCTTCAATTTTTGCTTGTTGTGCCATTCTTTAAATTTAAAAAATAGGGATGGTGTTACCCACCCCTATTATTAATAAATCAATTATTAGTTTACGTCAACAAATCTCTTGAAGTGAGTAGTTGGTCGAGCAACCAAACCATCATTCATAGATATAACTACTAATCGAGACAAACCTTTGTGAGCTTCGCTGAATCTATCAGCTACTAAATCAAGACCACCGAAGAATCCAAGATGAATGTCATTCATCGCTCCAAATAGGATGAACTCATCATCAGCGCCTCCACCAGCGCCTAAGTTAGAAGTAACATAGTATGGATAACCATTTACTGATCTTTGTGAATTATCTAAGAATTGTGTTACAAAATTATTACCAGCTAATCCTTTTATAGCTGCTAAAGCATTTGAATTACAGATGTAAGCCATTTTATCAGATGAAACTGAATTACCTAATACAGAAGTCTCTAAATCAAATAAAGCTGTAGTAGTTAAGTCATCTGATGCAGTTGTAGCTGATCCTGTTGTACAATCTAAGAATATTGAAGATGGCCCTTTAGCTTCGTCTGCTAGAGATAACAAATTCTTCTCCATTTGTGCAGCAATTACATTAGCCATGTTACGCTCTAAAGCAGCATCTATAGAAGAATTTTGAACTAACATCTCCTGTGTGTAAGTAACTAAAGAAACTAATTTTTTAGGCTCTAAAGTTTTAGCTGTTACACTACCAGCAGCAGATGCTCCTGAATCTCCATCCTCATCAATATAAGATGCAGCAATATCTGCGATAATAGGAAGTTTACGATTAGCTGATAAATTAGTGTAAACATTTGCGCCAGCCTGAGCCAATACAGATGCAGCAGTAACTTGATCAATGAAACTTGTAGCTTCTACAGAATTAGCTTGAGCAGCAGCACCATCAGCCAAAAAGTTTGTTCTTTTTTCTAATGCTATAGCTGGTACACCAATTCCTCTAAAAATACGCCCATTACTTTCAGCAATCGCCTCTTGATGCATTTCTTTTACAATACCCTCAACATTGTTATTCATTGCTGAACGCGCTGCCTCTGCAATAGAGTATTTTCGCAAATCTTTATCAGACTTAGCAATGTTTTGAACTGAATGAGAAACAGGATTGTTTTTAGCTAATTCCAAAGAGCGCTCTAGGCGATCAATTCGAGATGCTAAATCGTTAACGTTTTTTTCTGTAGTATCAAAAGACTTTTGTTCGTCATCTGTTAAATTACGATCTTCAGCCTCTGCTACATTAATAAGAGCTGTCATTTCATCCAATGAAACTTGACGCTCCTCACGAAGTTGTTTTAGTGTTTTGTTCACTTTTTTAATTTTAATAGTTTTAACTTACTCTTGCGAGTCTTTACATTGTCCTTAGATATTTCTTTATGATGGTCTAAAGATCGGACAGCTGCACTTGTTTGTGGATAAGCTGGCCTGGTAACTAAGCTAACATCAATTAGCCTCTTTACCTCCTTGACTTCTCTAACAAACCCTGTGCTATCTTCAACCCATTTGTCCTTATCTACATAAAACCCAAAGCTCATTTTGGAAATATCACCTCTTTCCATAAGCTCAATAGTGTCTTTTGCAGCTTGTGTATTTGGCATTCTTATCTCAGAGACTAAACCTCTCTCATCTACAGATAGCTTTAATGTGCCTGAGCTTGTTCTACCAAATACAATATTATTATCATGATTCAATAAAGCTACTACATCATTATCTAGTACCTTATCAAATGCTCTATTATTAATCTTTTCTTTAAAGCCTCCTAAATCTTCGCTTAGTTGGTCAAATACGGCAGCATACCCTCTTACGATTGTATCGCCTGATTCTGTTCTCTCAGCTCTTAGCTCAGAGCAATCAAATTGTCTAATTTCTAAATCTTTGCTCATATTTATTTATTTTTTTCGATAAAATACTCCAAACAATAATATACTAGAGCTGGAAAAAATATTATAAAAATTACCATCAAAGCCTCAACAATATTATTCATCCCCTCTCTTTTCTTCTGTTGCTATCATGTTCATAGGCACATAATACTTATCGCCGTCAGGTGTATCATTCATATTCTCCTTTCTTCTTATTTCGTTTGGGCTAATTGCACCAACAGCAAATAGTTTAGCATAATATTCAGCTCTTGCTTTACTATCACCTCTTAGTAATGCAGTAGTATTAAACTCAAAATAAGTTATACCTTTTTCATTTTCAAATATCAGCTTCTTATTAAACTCTTGCTCAATCTTTTTAATCATTGGATTGATTGTGTGAGTAACAAATTCAATAGCTTGATGTTCGATGTTACTGAATGTGGCGCGACTTAAATCTGCTAACATATGAGGAGGTGTGCGCATAATTCGAGCAATCTCCAAAATACTAAATTGTCTAGTAGCCAAAAACTGCGCCTCATCAGGCCTAAGCTGTAAAGGTTTGTACTGCATGCCTTCCTCTAAAACTGCTGTCTTAAATGATCCACCATATCCACTATGATAAGTACGATGCCATTGTTCACTTAATGACTTCATCGCATCAGCTCCTAGTTGACCTGGATGAGATAACACACCCCCGACCTTGGCGCCTGACTCAAAAAATTCTTTCCCGTAAGTCTGTGCTGCTATACCTAAAGCTATGTTGTCCTTTGCTGCTGATATTCTGCTTTGCCCTACAATACCATCTAAAGCCATATCAGGAATATGTATTATATCAGATGCCTCATAATTCCCTTGCTCTTTCACTTCATAGATAACACTATTCTCCTTAACATGTACTTTTACATCATCAGGATGTATCAAATACAATGCTATAGGCAAGCCTCGAGGATTTCTTTGTATATGTGCATACGCATTACCATATAACAAAAGAGTATTTATAAAAGTTTCAAAGAATATATATTTTGTTTGTATGTGATTCGGCTCACTACCTACTAACAAGTAAAGAGGATTATCTGTGTATTGCTCTCTCCCTCTATCAGTCTTTATATAGTAGTTAAATGGCAGCTGGCTTATCGTTTCGCTTATAACTCTTACAGCTGCATATACAGCGCTAAAGGTTAAGCTAGTCTGTGGATTAACAATTACATTTTTACCACTAAATCCTAGAGCATAATCTATAAAATTACGCTTCTCAGGCGCTGTTTTCTTAGCTCTGAATCTGTCAAAAAATCCCATTAAATATTATTTTTTTGCAATTTACGAATATTTTTTGTATAAATCAATAGCTAAATAGTGAAAAATCCTTTGTTATCTCGCTTATATTTACTAACTACAGGCGCCTCGCTGTACATTTCTTCACCTACTGCCATACACATAGCCATGATAGTATCTATCTTATCAGAGCTTTTATTTTTATTTGGCTTGATGTTTCCAGCGCTGTCTGTTTCTAGTTGCACATTTCCAAATTGCCATCTAACTACAGGATCGTTAAAATAAATAAGATCACCTGTCATAACTTTGCTTTCTATTTCCTTTGCAGCTGGTGATAATGATTTATACCCCATACCAAATGCACTCATTTTTAGGCCCTCCTCAATACATTCTATCACTAATTGGCTACTATTCCACCTATCATAAGCTATACTTTGGACCTGATACTTCTCACATAGCTCGAACATTTTAGCTTTTACATAGTTGTAATCAGTAACATTACCGGGTGTTATCTCTAAATAATCAGCAAATTGCTGATAGTTTACTCCATCTTTACCTCCTGTTCTACCCTCGTATTTGTCCTCAGGTATGAATGTCCAATGCTTACAAATAATCTTTTCACCTATACGCCAAGATAATACAAAGCTGGTTAAATCTCTTACAGATGCTAAATCAAGGCCACCATAACAAGGCGCACTTAATAATACTTCATCGCTGATTGTATCATTACAGGCTATTATATCAGCATCATTTATCCATCTACTCTCTGAGCTAGTCCATTGATTAAGATGCAAACGCCTGAATACATTCTCATAGCTAGGCTGTGCTAATGCTTTCTTAACTTCACGCTCCATGTATGAGCGCTTCAAAGATACATCTAGGCCAGGATTAGCTTTTGCCCATGTATCAGGATTATCAATTTCATCATCTTCCTCTGCCTCAAATATTACAGGCAAAAACTGATCATCTATTAAGCTACCATCTTTTACACGCTTTGCGTAATCATACATCTTATAACACGCGCTAAACTTATCAAATCCAGCTGTGGTTATCGCGATTGAAATCGGCGATTTACGCGCTCCTGTACTCGTTTCAAGCACTTGCCAAAGATTCTCAGTACCATCATCACGCATACCATGTAGCTCATCGTATATAAATGCGCTAGTATTAAAGCCATGTTTTGTGCTTGTTTCTCTACTTATGGCCTTGTAAAAGCTACCCTGTGCATTATAAACTATACTATTTTTAAATATCTCTACATAGCTCTCTAGCTTTGGATTGTTCTTGACCATATCGGCAACAACAGAATAAACAATCTTTGCTTGCTCTTTGTCATTTGCTGCGCTGTAGTATTCAGCTCCGTACTCTTGATCTAAGTACAACAATGTTAAAATAATTGCAGCTGCTAGTGTACTTTTTCCATTCTTTCTAGGTAGAAATATAAAAGCAGTTCTGTACTTTCTGCTATCATCTTCTTTATTTTTCCATCCAAATAAGGGCTTTATAATTTGTTCCTTTTGGTATTCTTGTAAAATAAATGGAGTCTTTGCTAGCTCGCCCTTTGTATGTGTTAGATGTGTTTCTATAAACTGCACAGCCTTGTTAGCTGTTTCCTCATCAAAATAGTATTTACTCATATTAATCTAAGTTGAGCTTGATGCTGTTTAAGTCTTTTCATAGCTGCATTGTAATACTCTGTATCTAACTCGCAAGCAGTTAAATCATAGGCTAAGTTATGGCAAGCAATAGCAATACTACCTGAGCCTAAATGAGTATCAAGTATTTTATCACCCTCTTTTGCGTAGTTTATAAGCAACCACTCGTAAAGCTTAATAGGCTTTTGTGTTGGATGAATTTTTCCTTTATATCTATTATCATATTTAAAAAGTTTAGCGGGGTATGTAAACGATGTCCACGCTAACTCTCCTTTTGAGTATGTTTCGAATGGTTGCACTTTATCCCAAAATATGATACCCCTTGTCGGAGGTAAATCAAAATAATTACCACCCCAAATAACTTGGTTTTTAGATACCCTAAACAATTCATCA